GCGATGCTTTTACAATCGCTGGCGTTAATCGTATCAACTTGCAGTCTAAAGAAGATACTGGAGAGCTTATGACGTTCCGAGTTATCTCTGGCGGCGGTACTACTTCGGTAACTATTGCTCCTGCGATTGTAGCGAGTGGCGCGTATCAAAACGTATCTGCAAAGCCTGCAAATGCGGCGGTTATCAGTCCGATTAATACAGCAGCTTCAACTCCTACAGTGTTTACCACTAAGGACGCGATTAAGTTGTATGTATCTGACCTTAACTGGTCAGCGTTGGATGGTTCTGCCGGTGTTGTATTAAGCACTTACACAACAGAGTCAGGCATTCAGGTTGCCTTTATCAAGCAGGGTTCAGCTCTGACTGGTCAAGTTAACTACCGTTTGTCTACATGGTGCAAGCCTAATGTTGTTGACCCGCTTCGATGCGGCATTTTGCTACCGTCACAAGGCGCGGCAATTTAAACCAGAAGCCCCTCAGAAATGGGGGGCTTTTTTATTGGGTAAATATTATGCAAGTAGTTTATTCAGACGTACCAAGACGGCATTCACGCAAAGTGTTTGGTCGTGAGCTTTGGTACAAGGTAGTAAGTATTGATGAGCTAGAAAATGCTCTAAAAGATAATTGGCGCAAAGAAGTAGAAGCGCCTGCAAAGATAATTGAGAAGCCTGTAAAGGTTTCTAAGAAGGTGGCGAAGAAAGCCACAAAGGTTAAATAATGTCGTTAGCATCCGAGATAATCCAGGACGCTTATGACTCGATTGGGCGCGGTTCGTCTATTCTAAGCACAGACGCAACACTTACGGCTAATGGCTTACAGGTGTTGATTTCAGTTCTTGAGGAGTTGCGGATTAACAACATAATCCTTGAGGAGACTGTTAGCGGAACGACTACCACAATAGCAACGCCTACGGCTGCCTCAGACGAGCTTAACGAGCCTTTAGCGGCTAGGCTTAACCTTGTGAACCTTGTAGCGGCTTACCTTGCTACATCGGCACGAGCAAAGCCAGAAGATATGCAATTGTTACCCCCTGCTTCATTCAGCAGAGAGGGCTTAAGTAAAATGTATCGTCAACATGACATCCCTAATAAAATCCCCTCTAAAACATTACCTCGCGGGCAGGGTTCGCGTGGTGGCCGTGTTAGTGGTGCATTTTTCAACGGCGAGGCACTAGCAAATGATGCTACCCCTACCTGATACGATCTCAGGCTCTTTAGACACGCCTGAGTCTATTTCATACCTCCACAACATGTATAACGTGGGGGGCGCGTTGGTTTCGCGTGAGCCTATGCGAACGCTTTTCACTCAAGCGTATAGTGGTACAGGAACACCATCAACTTTATCGGGTGTTCCTGATATACACACGCACGCACAAACCGAAGACGGGCTAGGGAATAACGCTGAATTTAGGTGCGCTTTCGTGGGCCGAGATGGTTATTTGTATACCGTTCTTGGTGACACGGTATTTAGAGCCATTACAAGTGACGAGCCTTCGGTTCGTCGGTCATATTTGCATTACTTAGTCACATCGCCTTCTATATTGAGTTCTGGAAATATAGAGTATGCGGTTGGTCATACGGGCGTGGCTATGGTGACATTAGCGGGTAAATATTTTTTAAATTATGCGACACAGTCTGTAACAGAGCTAACTGATTCTGATTTGCCGGCATGTGTAGATGTTGCGTATATTGGTGGGCGCTATGTTTGGCTAACCGCTGACGGTGAATCAATTTTCTGGTCTGAGGTCGATGATGCTGGGAACGTAAGCCCTTTATACTTCTTTGATGCGGAGGCGAGACCAGATAAAAACAGGGCTTTGTCTGTCATTGGCGAGGATTTGTTCATCTTTGGTCAAAAGTCAATACAACGGTTTAGAAATATCGGGGGCGCTTCACAGCCATTTATAAACGTGCCTAACTCAGTCATTCCTATTGGTTATCTAAGTGGGTTTATAGAAATGTCCACAAAAGTAGCTTTTGTGGGTCGTGAGGAGGGGGGTGCGCTAGGCGTTTATGAAATGAGCGGATCATCTCTGAACAAAATATCCAGCTCTGTTGTTGATAACATCTTAACCGAGTTTATTGAGAAGAACGAAGCCTCCACGCTTGAATATGCCTCAGCTGGTAACAGCCCTGTTTTTATTGATATTGATTTGATTCGCGGTATTTCTTATGGCTCATACGGAAGCTCTATGTATGTTTTTACCACAGACAGCTTTTCTATATACGCAAGGCATACGCCAGGCGGTTATCAGTGGGGTTTTCTGAGTTCAGACATTAAAGGCGGGTTTAGTGATGGTGCTGAATGGCACAAACGCCCGCTAGGAAAGGACTACGACCCGATAGGCGATGTAAGTTATAAGCCTGTTTTTGAGTGCCACTATGCTGTGTTCTATGACAGGCGGTGGGTTCTGTTTTGCAATGACAAAGAAGACGGGTTTGCCGTTGCGGTTTATGAGAAAGGTAAACCCATGTCGGCAAACGCTTTTGTTGATGGTGGTGTTGCGTTCTCGGAGGGCAGCACAACCTACTTTGACGCACCCATAACTCGCGGGCTTTACTTAGGGTTAAGCGATGCGGCGCAAAGAGATACGGTTTTTGATTCGCTAGAGGTTAGCTATTCACGCAGGGCAAGAGGCGACTACATGACCGCCGTAACAGGCGACTCAGGCGACACTCTGAATATGTATTTGTCGCTAACCGGATTAAGCAGCACATGGTCAACAGCTCAGACTATTAGTTATGGCGATAAGGACGAGTCCGAGCGAATACGCTACAACTTCTCAGGCGGGTTGACACCTACCAATGGATGCTTACAGTTAGCGTTAGAGACTAGCGCAGAGATACCGTTTACGATCACAGGGCTAAACGCAAATGTCTGACATTCAAGGCCAACGCCTTAATTACTTAGAGACTGTCGCTAAGACTAAGGACGGCAAAGAGGTCGTGTTTACCGACCCTATGAACAAGTTCTTAGATGACTTGCTAATAGCGGTTGATGCGAACACAGCAGGGGCGGGCGCAAGCGGTACAGTTACAAGCGTAGCGGTAACTGGCTCTGATGGGATTGAGATAGACTCAGGCAGCCCGATAACCACTACAGGAACGATTGCGTTAGGATTGAACAAAACCAGCACTTTGGCGTTTTTAAATGTCGAGGATGGTGCAGACGTAACCGATACAGCAAATGTGACTTCCGCAGGCGCGTTAATGGATAGTGAGGTTACTAACCTTGCTCAAGTCAAAGCTTTTGATGCAACAGACTATGCTTCCGCTCTAGGTGTAGATGATAATTATGTTACTGACGCTGAAAAGGTTGTTATAGGTAATACATCAGGAACTAATACAGGCGACATGTCTAATGCTCAGGTTAAAACTGCATATGAATTAAACGCGAATACCAACGCCTTTACCGATACTGAGCAGACTAAGTTAACTGGTATCGAGACAGGAGCAAATGTAACAGATGCCGCGAACGTCACTGCCGCAGGTGCATTGATGGATAGCGAAGTTACTAATCTTGCTCAAGTTAAGGCATTTGATACTACAGACTATGCAACGGCGGCACAAGGCGCAAAGGCTGATACAGCGCAAGGGTGGGGCGATCATAGCCTGGCGGGTTACTCCACAGTCACAAGTGTGGATGCTATAGGCGCTAGAGTAACGACTAACGAAGGGGATATAACAGACCTACAAGCAGCTACAGGCGTGGGCAATCTACCATCGTTTAGCGCATGGCTAACGAGCGCCGCTTCTATATCATCTGGAACGCCTACAAAACTTACCGGGTGGACAGAGGAATGGGATAATGGCGGCGACTTTTCAAGTGATAAGTTCACTGTTCCGGCAAGCCAAGCGGGGCGCTATTTAGTCACGGTACAGGCTCGCTTTGGTGTTGCAAGCTCAGGAGACAGGCTAAGAATATATATCTACAAAAACGGCTCTAGCGTGATTGAGGCGTCTTTAACTTCTGGTGATGCGGCAGTCCACAGCTTGAACATATCGCGGGCGCTTAATCTATCCGTTTCTGATTACATTGAGTTTTATGTTGAGAACGTTGATTCTTCCGACACTATTGCGAGGGCATCAGATCGGACGTTTTTTCAAGTAACTAAAACACTTGCTTGAGCGTGAGTATTCGCTAAGGCGAATTAAAGAAGTATTAACACAACCTAAGATATGGCGGTGGCAGGGCGAAAACGATAAAAAGGCGTTTATACCTAACCAATCGTACATCTATTACAAGGTCGGTGAAGGGCTTATATTTTACGAGCCTAACGGCGATCATGTTTATTTACATACGGCGATTGTAGGCCTACCAGAGCGGCCTATACAGGGCTTATTAGCTAACTTTGAGCAGATTAAAGATATGGGATATAAAAAAGTATATGCATACATTGATAGTGGACATCACAGGGCTTGTTTTATGGCTCGTGCGGCTGGAATGGAACGACAAGAATTTGATAACGGTAATTTATTTATGAGGGCGCTCTAATGGGTGGAAAATCGGCGGCAAGGGCGCAAGCAACAGCGCAAACCAATGCGGCACGACTGCAATCAAATGCGGCAATACAGGTCGCGGGGATGCAATCAGATGCGGCGTTAAAAGCTGCTCAAATGGGTGCTGATGGTGCTTTTGCGGCGGCTGGAATGGTCGCACATGCTTCACAGTATGGCGCTAATCTACAGTTTGAGGCGTCAGAGAAAGCCATTGCAGAGCAGAAGCGGCAGTTTGATACCACGACAGACATGTTGTCGCCGTATGTCGAGACTGGTACACGGTTTCTTGAGGATGTTAATGAGGCATCGACGCTTGAGGGTTTTGCAGATCGGTTGCGTAAGATTTCAGACACCGACATTTATAGCGATTTAGTAGGCGACAGACAAGCGGCGGCAAGTGGTGCGCTGGGTCAGTCGGGGCTAACGCGAAGCGGTGCGGCGGCTCAAGAGGCGGCTAATATTTCAACTCAGTTGGCGATGGCTATTGAAGGTCAGGACTACTCACGCAAAGTGAATCAAGTCAATGTGGGTCAAGCGGCGGCGGCAAGGCAAGCAAATATCAATATGGGGTATGCGGGCAGCGTATCAAACATATTGACAGGTACGGCGCAAGGGATGTCCAACACAATAGTTCAAGGCGCAGGCCAGTCGGCAGGCTACATGAATCAGGGAAGTACGGCGGCGGCTCAAGGCGTAATGAATGCGGCTTACTATGGCGGGCAGGGCATTATGGGTTCTGCTAACGCTATCGGCGCTGGAATGATTAACAGCGCTAATGCAATGATGGCAAACCGTCAAAATAACAATCAAATGCTGATGTCTGCCGCATCAACCGCAGCAAATATTTTCTTTAGTGACGAGAGACTTAAAGACAACATGCAGCCAGTCGGTGAGGTTGGTGGTTTAACGCTTTACGAATGGGATTGGAAACCAGCAGTTAGAGACATGGTCGGAACGGAAATGACGACAGGGTTTAAGGCTCAAGAAGTCGAAGCCAAATATCCTGATTGCGTGGGCATGGTTGGGGATTACAAGGTAATTGATTATGGCAATCTACACAAACAGATTAAAGAAGAAATGAGGGAAGCAGCATGAGACCACCTAGCGCAGTAAATATAGCGAAATTACCCGCCCCTTTTCTACCATCAGGCGGCGCGGAGATGGGGCAAATGTTAGGCCAAGCTATCGGGACAATAGGCAAGCATTATAAGGATAAGTCCAACGATAAAAAGGTTGATCAATACCGGGAGGAGCTACTTGCAGAGCCAGAAGCGGCTGAACCCACCACAGAAGAAAAGCAAGCACAGCTTCAAACTGCTCAAGTTGAATTGCAGAAAGAGCAACAGATAGAGCAGGCGACAAGTCAGGCAGACCAGAATAAAAAGAACATTGATGAGAACAGTCGATTGCAGAGAATGTTAGGCGACCCTGACTCGCTTAAGAAGTTGAGCTTTATGAATAAGCACGACCCTGAAAGCGCAAAAATGGTTTTAGACGTTCTTAAGACTTCGGACACTCAAGCTAAAGCGGCACTTGCTCAAGATGCGGCGCAGGCTCAACAGTTCTTTAGCAATGGTCTTAGTGTTCTTCAAAAGTTCGGCGAAGAAGGCACTAAGGAATACATCAGAACGCAGGCGCGTGAGTATGCGGCAGAAGGTAAGCCAGTGGATAAACTCGCGGGGCTTTTAGTTAAAACTGGCGATGAGTTCGCACAAGCCTTAGAGATTCAAGGCTTAATGGCGGGCAATGTTGCTTCACTTCCAGAAGCTATTAGTGCAAAAGATCAGCTAGATCGTGAAAAGTTCGAGTATGACAAGGAACAAGATGCACTGGAAGCAGCAGGTGGTGGTGTGGCTGACTTTAAGGATGTGCAATCCCTACGCAAAGAGTTCGCGGCTGAAACTAAGCCATTCATGGCTGTAAATGACGCTTATGGCCGTGTGCTGGCTTCTGCGGAAGATCCCAGCCCTGCTGGGGATATGGCTTTGATATTTAACTATATGAAGGTGCTAGATCCTGGTTCAACAGTCAGAGAGGGTGAATTTGCTACAGCGCAAAATGCCGGCTCTGTGCCTCAGGGGATTGTTGCTCGATACAATAAAGTCATAAACGGCGAAATGCTTGAAACCAATCAGCGAAAAGATTTTGTAAACAGGGCGGGGAAACTATACAAGAGAGCGGAGAAAAACTACAACAAGCGTGTTGAAACATTTAGGCAATTGGCGGAAAAGCGTAATTTTGACCCTGATGAAGTAATCATAGATAGAGCGGTGGAAGGCGGTGTAGATAATTCGGCATTGATTGCAGAGGCAGAAGCGGCAATAGCGGCGGGTGCTGACAGAGAACAGGTTATGGCTAGACTAGCAGAGATGGGAGTTAAATAAATGGGCGCTTTCGATGATTTAATACCTAAATCAGACGCTACGGCAAGCATTGGTGCTTTTGATGATTTAATACCGCAAGAACAGCCACACAATACGCCACAGCAAGCGGGCAACCCCTACGGCGTACAGCCTCAAGGTATTAGCGCGCTATCAAAAGATGAGTACGAGGACTTACCATCAAATGGTCTAGGCATTCTTAGCCAAGCGGCTCAAGGCGCATCACTAGGCTTTGCAGATGAAGGGCAAGCGGCTGTAGTGTCTATGTTTAGCAATAAGACATACAAGCAAGCTAGGGATGAGATACGCGAGTTCAACAGAGAATTTGCAGAAGAAAACCCTGGAGTGGCGTTAGGCGCTAACTTGGTTGGCGCCGCACTTACAGGCGGCGCGGGTCTAGCTAAAACTGGAATAATGAAGGGCGGCAGCATGGCGGCGCAAGCGGCTAAGGCTAGTGGTGTTGTGGGTACTGCGGCTGGCGTTGGATTCTCTGAGGGTGAGACATTAGGCGAGGTTGTTGTTGATGGGGCGAAGGGCGGTGTAACTGGTTTAGCTTTGGGTTATGCGGGCGGCAAGGTTGCTCAGAAGATTGGCGAAAAAATAACGCAAAACGCACAACTTAAAAGACTGCTAGAAACTAACCCTGATTCTCGTGTGGCTAAACTTGCCCTAAATGAGTCCGGCAAGGTTGTTAAGGACAGAGTTGCTATTGAGGCAATAGATCAAGGATTTGATCAGGGCGTGGTCAGCGTAGTTAAGGGCGCATCAAAGACTGATAAATCACTAATGCGTAAAATGGTGGGCATTTATCGAGCGGCTAAAAATAACCCAAAGGTGGGCATTAAAGAGCGCCCTTTGAATGTTATAGGCGAGCGGATAGCCCAACGCTATAAGCACGTTACGCAAGTAAACCGTAAGGCGGGGACGGCTATTGATAAGGCGGCAGAATCATTAAAAGGTGAGGCCGTAGAAGTTACTCCTTTTGTAGATGATTTTGTTTCGCAATTAGATGATATTGGCGTAAAGCTGAAAACGGACGGAAAGATTAGGCTTGATTTTAAAGACTCCGACATTGAAGGATTAGCAGGCGCTCAAAAGATACTTAATCGAGTCGTTACGCGAATGTCAGACACCAAAACGCCAGACGCTTACGATGTTCACAGGCTCAAGCGATACATAGATAATAATGTTACTTATGGCGCGGGCAACAAGACAGGCGCAGAGAAGCAGGCCGAGAACCTAATCAAGCGACTACGGCATAACATGGACGAAATGCTGGACGGTCGATT